GGTAAAAATACAAGAGTTTCTGAAAAAGATATGGGTGATGGCACAAAACAAGTTTGTGACCTTGACACTGGTGATTGTTATACAGTTAGAATGAAAGACGGTCTAATTGAAAGAGTTGACAACACAATGAAAACATTTAAAAAAATACAAGTAGAGACCAATAGAGGTATAAAAACATTATTAAACGGATAAGATGGCTTTAGACGAAAAAATATTAAAAGAACTATCAAGATATAATTCTATTAACAAATACATTATGGAACAAGAAGTACCTGCCGATCCGGCGCTGGATCCTGCGGCTGGTGCTGTTCCACCATTACCCGAAGATCCGGCAGCAGCACCTGCCGATCCCGCAGCACCGGCACCACCGGCAGCACCTGAATCTGATACAACACCTATTGATGTTGCAACAGATCCTGATGTTGAAGTAGTTGGTGACGAAGGTGAAGGCGAAGGTGAGGTTGAGGAAATAGATATTACTGACTTAGTTGATAGTCAAAAAACTATGGTTGATAAACAAGAAGAATATTTTGAAAACTTGTTTAATCAAATTAAAAATATGGAAGAAAAATTATCTGAAATGGATAGTTTAGTATCTAAGTTAGATAGTTTAGAAACTAAGATTGAAAAATACAGACCTAAAACGGCTCAAGAAAAATTAGAATTAAGATCACTTGATTCTGGTCCATTTAAACAAAATTTGGCTGACTTCTTTAAAGATAAAGAAGATGAAATGGAAAAAACAGGTAAGAATGAGTACGTTCTAACGAGAGACGACGTGGAAAACTTTAGTCCATCCGAAATTGAACAAACATTCAACGAACCGATGGAAGACGAAGACGACATTTTATTAAACAGATATAATTCATAAGTTTTAAGGTCGAAAATCTCGACCTTAAACTTTTTTTGGCGACACTATTTGACTATAACTTTTTATACAACTATAATTTTAATATAAACCTTTAATTTTTATTTACACATGGCGACAAATGTTTTAGACGCAGTACTTGCACAGTACGAACAATCAACACAGAGCAGCACAAATAGCGGCTCAAAAATGTCTTCTGAAGACCGAATGAAAAAATATTTCGCGGCAATCTTAAAAGACAACGAAAAACAAGGACAGAAACGAGTACGTATTCTTCCTACAACAGACGGATCTTCACCGTTCAAAGAAGTATGGTTTCACGAGATTAATGTGGACGGTAAATGGCAAAAATTTTATGATCCAGGAAAAAACGACAATGAGCGTTCACCTTTGACTGAAGTTTATGAAGAACTTATGTCAACAGGTAAAGAAGCGGACAAACAATTGGCGACACAATACAGATCACGTAAATTTTACATTGTTAAAGTAATTGACCGTGACCACGAAGAAGACGGTGTTAAATTTTGGAGATTTAAACACAATTACAAACAAGAAGGAATCCTTGATAAAATTATTCCAATTTGGAAAGCTAAAGGAGATGTAACCGATCCTGATAAAGGACGTGACTTGATCCTTGAGTTAACTAAATCAAAAACACCAAAAGGAGCATTCTACACAGTAATTCAAACTGTAATGTATGATGACCCATCCCCAATTTCAGAAGACGAAACACAGATGTCAGAGTGGGTTGGTGATGAATTGACTTGGGAGGATGTATATTCTAAAAAAGCAGTTGAGTATCTTGAGGCAATCGCTCGTGGTGAAACTCCACGTTGGGACTCTGAAAAAGGCGGATATGTTTATTCTAACAACGAAACTTCAGAAGTTTCTATGGGAGGAACACCGGCACCAAAATCAATCAATGAGGTTGATGACCCACAGGTTGAGGATGAGATTGATGAAGATTTACCATTCTAATTTATTAACAAATTATATGAACGGGAGCAGTTTATTGTTCCCGTTTTTTTGTTTATATTTTATATAGAAAAACAAAAAATATGGCACTGAAAAAAAACGATTTTAGTGCGTTGAAGAAAAAATTCTCTTCAGACGCAAAATATAAACCACAAAGATTTTTTGATCTTGGTTCCGAATTCTTGGATGCGGTAGGTTTACCTGGTCCCGCAATTGGACACCTTAATATGTTATTGGGTCACTCCGATACTGGTAAAACAACAGCACTTATTAAAACTGCGGTCGATGCTCAAAAGAAAGAAATACTTCCTGTTTTCATTATTACCGAACAAAAATGGTCTTTTGAACACTCAAAAATAATGGGGTTTGAATGTGAGGAAGTAGTTGATGAAGAAACAGGTGAATTAACTTGGGACGGATTCTTCTTGTTTAATAACAACTTCAGTTATATTGAACAAATTACAGATTACATTAATGGACTATTGGATGCACAAGAAAAAGGTGAATTAGATTATTCACTTTGTATTATGTGGGATTCAGTTGGATCAGTTCCTTGTAAAATGACTTACGAAGGTAAAGGAGGTAAACAACACAACGCTTCCACATTGGCGGATAAAATTGGTATGGGTATTAACCAACGTATTTCAGGATCTCGTAAAGCTGATTCTAAATACGAGAATACTTTAATCATTGTTAATCAGCCTTGGGTTGAATTACCTGACAATCCATTTGGACAACCAAAGATTAAAGCAAAAGGTGGTGAAGCAATTTGGTTGAACTCTTCTTTAGTATTTTTGTTTGGTAATCAAAAAGGTGCGGGAACAACAAAGATCACGGCAACAAAAGATAAGAGAACTGTAAAGTTTGCTTCAAGAACAAAAGTGTCGGTTATGAAAAACCACATTAATGGACTTGGTTTTGAAGATGGGAAAATTATTGTAACACCACACGGTTTCTTACCGGGTAAAGACACCACAGAAGAAAAGGCATCAATAGAAAAGTATAAGAAAGAATATGCTGACTATTGGAAAGACATAATCGGAGTTGATGGTGACTTTGATTTGAAAGCGGAAAAGGAAGAGGTTGAGTAGAAATCATTCAAGATTAAAGGAAGTGTCCAAAACATTATTAGTAGACGGGAATAATTTATTGAAAATTGGGTTTCATGGTGTTAGAGATTTCTATCACAATGGGAAACACGTTGGTGGTGTTTGGCACTTTCTAAATACTCTTCGTAAATTCTTGGAAGAACACAACTATGATAAGGTTGTGGTATTTTGGGATTCTAAAACCTCATCTTCACAAAGAAGATTGATTTACCCAAAGTACAAATTGAATCGGAGACCTTCCGAATCAGAACAAAAAGAAGATGCTTTCTTGGAACAAAAACAGAGGGTTAGACAATACCTCGAGGAGATGTTTGTAAGACAATTGGAGACGGAGAACTCAGAGGCTGATGACTTGATAGCTTATTACTGTCAAGTGTCATTAGATGAGACAAAAACCATATTCTCGAGTGATAGGGACTTAACCCAACTTATCTCTGAGAAGGTCTCAATTTATTCGCCATCCACAAAACAATATTACAAGTTGGGGGACAAGATTAAATTACATGATATTGAAGTTCCCCACTTTAATGTTAAAACCGTAAAGATACTCACTGGTGATAGTTCCGACAACATTGACGGGATCTTTTATCTTGGTGAGAAAACTTTAATTAAATTATTTCCTGAGCTACTTGAAGAATTAGTACAAATACCCTATATTTTGAGTACAAGTACTAATTTACTTAAAGAGGAAAAGGGGAACGTAGCTCTTCAGAACCTATTAAGTGGTAAAACTAAAGAAGGTATTTTTGGTGATGAATTTTTTGTGATCAACCAAAAACTTGTCGACTTAGATGAACCACTATTAAGTGATGAGGACAAAGAATTGGTTAGATTATATTATACTGAGTCGATGGATCCCGACGGAAGAGGACATAGAAATCTAATTAGAATGATGATGGAAGACGGATTCTTCAAATACCTACCAAAAGGTGACGACGCTTGGGTGAGTTTTTTGAAACCATTTCTTAAGTTAACAAGAAAAGAAAAAAGTAAGTTTAGAAACAAAAAGTAGAAAACAAAAAAAACTATGAAAGAACAAGAAATAACAAAAGTTGAATTTTTGTTAATGTGTAATGACAACATCGTGGTTCAACGATTCTTCAATGTGAGAGGTTTTAACAGAAATGCTCACAAATCAGAAGAGTTTTACGACTATATTGATAATCTATGTAGAGAGTTACAATATGATTTGAAGATGAGAACTGTGACCTATATGTTGGACAATCAGTATGAAATTTCAGAGAACCCTGACGTTCTAAATACGTCAATCACAGATGGTCCTGAAAATTTTAATTTAATTATTAAGCTCGGAGATATGACAATTTGTCAGAGGGTATTCGACGCTAAACCCTACCCGCCAAAGGTCAGATATACCGTAGACCTACGCCCAAAACTAAAAAACATACTCGGTATCCTTACTGACATTTTTTCAGGTGGAAAATTTAATTTCGCATACCCTGAATTTATCAAAAACTAATACTATTTATTTTTACTAACGGAAAAAAACTATATGGCGACAGGTAAGAATTTTGAGTATTTAGGTAATACTTTTCAATTACAATTATTAAATCAAATCATCGTAGATAAGGACTTTTCACATTCAATTATTGATGTGATTGAGAACAATTATTTTGAAAATAAATACTTCAAAATCATTATTCAGATGATTAGAGAGTATTATGTAAAATACGACCATACCCCGTCATTTGAAACCCTTGATCAGATTACAAAATCAGAACTCCAACAAGAGATCGCATCTAAGATTGTATTAGACACAATTAAGAAAATTAAAGATGCACCTATCGATGGAGTAGCTTTTGTACAAGAAAAGGCTTTGAAATTCTGTAAACAACAAGAACTCCAAAAGGTAATGGGTAAAGCTCAAAAGATCATCGATGGAGGTGAATTTGAGAACTACGATACCCTTGAGGAATTGGTTAAGTCGGCACTACAAGTTGGGGCAAAAGATACAACAATGTTAGATGTGTTTTCAAACTTAGAGCAGGTTCTTGAAGATGATTACAGACACCCGATCCCAATGGGAATACCTGGTATTGATAGATTATTAAAAGGTGGTTTGGCAAAAGGAGAAATTGGTGTTATTTTAGCACCAACAGGTGTGGGTAAATCAACCATTTTAACTAAGATGGCAAACCACGCGTTTAACTTAGGGTTCAATGTTCTTCAGATCTTTTTTGAGGACAACCCAAAGGTAATTCAAAGAAAACACTTCACTTTATGGACTAAAATCCATCCTGACGATTTGTCAGAAAAAAGAGAAGAAGTGGTGACTAAAGTTAGAGAAATTGAGGAATCAATGCCAAACAAGTTGATTATGAAAAAGTTACCATCAGATACTATGACGATGTTACAAATCAAAAATCAAATTAGGAAAATGGTTTCTGACGGAATTAAAGTTGATATGATTATTTTAGATTATATTGATTGTGTGGTTCCTGATAAGAACTTGGGGGATGAATGGAAGAGTGAAGGGTCAGTGATGAGAGCATTTGAAGCAATGTGTCACGAGATGAATCTTGTTGGTTGGACCGCAACGCAAGGTAACCGATCATCAATATCTTCAGAGGTTGTGACAACAGATCAAATGGGGGGATCAATTAAAAAGGCACAAGTAGGACACGTTATCATATCGGTGGCTAAGACATTACAACAAAAAGAAATGAAATTAGCAACCATTGCAATAACTAAGTCCCGAATTGGTGATGATGGGGTTATATTTGAGAATTGTAAATTCGACAATGCAATGATTGAAATTGACACTGAAAGTACAACAACGTTCTTGGGTCTTGAAGAACAAAAAGAAGAAAGACAAAGACAACGAGTTAAAGAACTCTTGGAAAAGAGAAAACAAAGAGAAACACAGTCAAATTAACAAATAAAAAAATTTAGAATAAATGGAAAAAATACTAGTAGAAAATCCTGGTCGGTTCGTCATATTCCCTATTGAACACAATGATATATGGGAATATTACAAACAACACCAAGCGGCTTTTTGGACGGCAGAAGAGGTGGATTTAACAAATGACATCAGAGATTGGGAAACATTAACAGAAAATGAGAAATACTTTATTAAAAACGTATTATCATTCTTCGCAGCATCGGACGGAATTGTGAACGAAAACTTGGCAGAAAACTTCTACCGAGAAGTACAATACCCTGAGGCGAAGTTCTTTTATGGAATCCAATTGGCGATGGAAAACATCCACTCACTTATGTATTCACTATTAATTGATACGTACATCTCAAATCCGAAAGAAAAAGATGAATGTTTCAATGCAATTGATAGATTACCGGCTGTACAGAAAAAAGCGAAGTGGGCATTAGAATGGATTGACAACGCATCATTCGCTGAAAGATTAGTTGCGTTTGCTGCGGTTGAAGGTATCTTTTTCTCAGGTTCATTCTGTTCTATTTTCTGGATGAAATCAAGAGGAATAATGCAAGGTTTATGTAACGCTAACACACTTATCTTTAAAGATGAGAACTTACATTGTGATTTTGCAATTCATTTATTGAATAATCATTTAGAGGATAAACCTTCTGATAAACGAATTAAAGAAATTGTGTTGTCGGCTCTTGAGATTGAAAAAGAGTTTATTACTGAATCACTTCCTGTTTCTTTGATCGGTATGAACTCAAACTTAATGAAACAATATCTTGAGTTTGTTGTTGATGGATTACTGGTTAAAATGGGTTGTAGTAAAGAATTTAACGTAGAACAACCATTCAAGTTCATGGAACAAATTGCGGTTGAAACTAAAGGTAACTTCTTTGAATCAAGAACAATGGAATATCAAAAAGCGAAATTAAACGAAACTATAGCATTCACAGACGATTTTTAAATTTTATAACATGTCATTAAAAATAATTAAAAGAGGTGGTGAGGTAGTCTCATTTAACCCACAAAAAATTTACAACAGAGTAAAACGATCGTCAAAAGGTTTGAATGTAAACTCAGACGAGATTTTTATTAAGGTTATCACATCAGTGCCAACTGAAGGTGAAGTAACCACAAAAGAACTTGATAAGTTAGTTTATGAGATCGCGGCATCTTACACCGGTAGTCATCACGATTACTCAAGATTGGCTTCGTCTGTTGCAATTTCTTCATACCATAAAGAAACAAATGATAGTTTTTCACAAACTATGATGCAACTTTATGAGGATGGGATTATTAATGAAAAACTTATTGAGACCATTAAAGAGTATGGTGAAGATACTATCGATGCGGTTATTAATCACGAAAATGATTACAACTTTGATTACTTCGCTTGGAGATCATTACAGGAAATGTACCTATTGAAACGACCAAATGGTAAAGTTATTGAAAGACCACAACATATGTATATGAGAGTTGCATTATGGGTTACATCAAACATCACCGATGCATTTGAATACTATAGATCTTTATCAGAACAATTAATTTCAAAGGCAACACCTATTATGATTAATTCAGGAACTAGAGTTCCTCAATTAGCGTCTTGTGTACTTCATTATAATGATTCTGACTCAAGAAAAGGTTTGTTAGATACATTGACTGATATATCTACGTTCTCATCTGATGCCGCTGGTATTGGACTATCAATGTCTAACATTCGTAGTAAAGAAAGTAGAATTTCTAGTTCAGGTGGATATGCTGGTGGTTTGTTAAAATACCTTAAGATTGTTAATGAATCACTTAGATTCTTTAATCAACAAGGTCGTAGACCAGGTTCAGCAGCAATCTATATTGAGCCTTGGCATAAAGATATCTTTGATTTGTTAGACATTAAAAAGAATACAGGTGCTGAAGAATTGAGAGCTCGTGATTTATTTACCGCACTTTGGATACCTGACAACTTTATGAGGTCAGTTAAAGAAAATGGTGATTGGTATTTATTCTGTCCTAACGATATTGAGAAATCAGGATTAAAACCATTACAAGAGTGTTTTGGTGACGAATATGAGGAAGTTTATAACAAAGCGGTCTCTATGGGTCTTGGTAAAAAAGTTAAGGCTCAAGACATTTGGACTAAAGTTATTGAATCACAAGTTGAAACTGGTGTTCCTTACTTATGTTCTAAAGATAATGCGAATAAGAAAACTAATCACCAAAACATCGGTGTGATTAAACAATCAAATCTTTGTAATGAGATCTATCAGTATACTGATGAAGAAACGACCGCAATCTGTACCTTATCATCTATGGTATTGAAAAACTTTATTAAGTCAGGAAAGTTTGATTTTGAACTTTTATTTAATGAGGTTAGAAAAGTTGTAAGATCACTCAATAAAGTTGTGGATATTAACAACTACTCAACTGAAAAAGGTAGAAAAGGTGGTTTAGAACAAAGAGCAATTGCTATTGGAACACAAGGTTTAGCAGATGTATTTTATTTAATGGATTATATCTTCACGTCTGATGAAGCAAAAAAATTAAATAGAGACATTTTTGAAACAATCTATTACGCATCGATCTACGAAAGTAATCAGTTGTGTATGAATGGAAAATACGAACAATACAAATTCTTCAAGGGGTCACCAATGTCTCAAGGAGTATTCCAATTTGATATGTGGAATATTGATGAGACACAACTATCAGGAATGTGGGATTGGGACAAATTGAAAGAAAGTGTTAAATCGTATGGTGTTTGTAACTCATTATTCACAGCACAAATGCCAGTTGCGTCTTCAGCGAAGATCACAGGATCTTATGAAATGACAGAACCGGCACACTCAGCAATCTTTAACAGACGAGTTGTTGGTGGTGAGATTATGATTGTGAACAAATATTTAATCACGGACTTTGAAAAAATAGGTATATGGTCTGAGGATTTGAAGAATGAAATTATTATGAATGAAGGATCAATTCAGAACATTAATTTCAATAACTACTTAGATCCTGAAGATAAAAATTACAATAAGAAAGTTAAACGAATTGAACATTTGATTCCTAAATACAAAACAATTTGGGAGATATCACAAAAACAACTTATTGATATGGCGGCAGATAGAGCACCATTCATTGATCAATCACAATCAATGAACATCTATATGTCTAATCCAACATTATCAAAGATTACCTCATCACACTTCCACTCTTGGGAAAGTGGATTGAAAACACTTTGTTATTATGTGAGAACCAAAGCGATTTCAACAGGAGCAAAACATTTGGCAATGGACAT